AATGGATTTAAAGCATTTCGAGCTTATTGGGAAGAACATCCTGATAGAGATGAACAATGGGCAGAAGAACAACGTAATATATTGGGAATAGACCGTTTTCGTCGTGAAATGAATTGTGAGTTTATCATCAATGACGAAACTCTCATCGCTCCAGCAAAATTAATTGAACTCGAAGGCATAGAACCGTCATACAAGACTGGGCAAGTGCGTTGGTATAAAACACCTCAAGCAGGAAAAATTTATGTAGTGGCACTTGATCCTAGTTTAGGCACAGGAGGAGATCCTAGTGCTATACAGGTATGGGAGGCAAATACAAATGAGCAGGTTGCTGAATGGAGACACAATAAAACAACCATACCAGAGCAAATAAGAATTCTTGCTGACATTTGTAAACACATAAATGACATTGTACAAAACACACAAAGTGTGTACTACACTGTAGAAAACAACACTATTGGAGAAGCATCTCTGCTTAGTATTCGCGATTACGGCGAGGAAAATATTCAAGGTTATTTTCTCACTGATCCAAAAAGTGGAAGAGGACGCAAAGGATTCAATACAACACACAAACCAAAACTTGCTGCATGTGCAAAACTAAAAAACTTGATTGAAACAAACAGAATGACTATATTCAGTCGCCCTTTAATAAGCGAATTGAAAAACTTTGTTGCACACGGCACAAGTTATGCAGCAAAACCTGGCGAAACTGATGATTTGGTAATGGCAACAGTGCTAGCAGTTCGTATGATGCAAGTACTGCAAAGTTATCATCAGGAATTAGACGGACAAATGACTGATCATGAGGACAACAGTTTAGAACCTATGCCTTTTGTGGCTATGTTCTAATAAATAAACGTATGAGTTCAAACACAGTATCACAACAAATTTTTGACGTTTTGGTAAGCAGAAATTTAGATCCAAATGCATTGGATCTTATGGGCAAAGATGTCACAAACCCTGCACAAGCTGATTTGTTCAGCTTTGAGTATAAAACTGAAAACAAAAACTATGGCACGGTGGTTATTCTTGTCGACGGCGAAAAGAACATGGAACTATATTATGGTGATAACATTGGTCGCACCATGGAAGAAAATGACAAATCAAATTGGTATGATTTTTTATATCTCCTCAGAAACCTTGCTAAAAAGAACTTGCTGACATTTAGTCTGAATAATATGAACAAGCTCAAGCATAACATGAAAACCATGGCAGCAGTAACTGAAGGTAAATTGTTAGAAGGTTATTACGGCTCAAGTAAAACCAGCTATAGTAATCAGCCAATGGAAACCAAACTGATTATTAAACACAGTCGTGCTCTCGGAGAGGACGATGCACGTTTCCGTAATATTAAAACACTTTTTGTACAAACCTCAGAAGGGGAACGTTTTAAACTGCCATTTACCAGTTTAACTGGTGGCAAAGCAATGGCTCGTCACGTTGCTGAAGGCGGCAATCCATATGATGCGTTTGGACAGCACATTGCTGAAATGATATCTGAAATGGCTACACTACAAAAATTTGTAAGAGCAAGTAGAAACAAAGGTTACAATGGCGAGGCAGGTGAACTTGCAGAACAAGCAGTCAAGCACTATGCCTCGCTGAAAAGAAAAGCAAAACGATTAATTAGTCGCCGCGGATACCACGAAGAACTTGAAACTTACGATCCAATTACAATCACAGACTTAGATGAAACTGTAAATCAAATTAGAGATTTATTTGTGCAACATGAGTTAGACACCAGAGTAGAAAATGCTCTGCCAGTGCTGGCAAAACTCAAGGAAAAAGAAATGAAAGAGCTTAATGAATTTGAAAGTTGGGTAGATAGTGTGTTATCTGAAGATCCAACAGAAGAAGAACCAAAAGAAGACCCAGTTGAAAAAGAAGAAGACGATGATTACAATGCGCCTTCAATGGAAGAAGCAAAGGAAGGTGAAATCTGTAGTTGTTGTAACAACAAAATTAACAAAGACGGCACTTGCGGATGCGGCCCTGAGTGTAAACACTGTGGCGGAAAACATGATATTGAAGAAATAGTTGACCTTGATACAGGAAAACAAGCACTAAAAGCGCAACGTGATCCAATGTTAGAAGACGAACTAGAAACAATTCTCAAGTTGGCCAGATGACCCCTGACGCTGTTGCGGTAATTACATATCCAGGGCATTGCGTATCAACACTGTTAACAATAAAGAACCTGCACAATCTTACCGGTTGGCAGGTTCCTTTTTATGTATTCGTTGACGATTTAGGCGATCAATTTACAATATGGCAAGGCAACTACATTGACCATATACAAGACTACTACAGTGATTTACCAGTACAATTAGAATTTATAAAGTTCAGCGACTTTGGATTTGGCCCAATTTGGGATGGTTGGTTGCGTCAACAATTAGTTAAACTCAATATTGATAAATTTTTACCTGGAGACACATGGTATGTAACAGACGGAGATGTGTATGCTACAAAATTAATAGAGTGTAACACCATACCCTATCACTTTGTACCTAAACATAATCGTCAAATTTATAATCAAAATTGCAACTATATCAGGCATATACTACAACATGATGACATATATCTTGAAGTTAATGGTCGCAATATTTTTACACATCATGTACCATATAGGTGGATATTACGAAACGTGTTGCAAGAGTTAAAGTTACACAGCAATGCTGTATGTAACAGCGAGTTCAATACAAATCACTGGTCATTAATGAAAAGCTTACGCATACTAGGTCTTGGCAACGATGACAACATGAGCATGACAGAGTGGGATCTCTTAGAGGTTTTTAAAATAAAAATTCTTAAACAAACTTGTGTGTATGAGCATTACCCATTTGGAGAAAATTTTCATACTTTTTTTGGGACTGATAAAGATCTTGATTTAACCTGGATTGATATACCAAAACATATTCAGCAAAACATTAATACTATTTTGAGAGCATAATTTAACCGTTTTGCATTGACGAACTAAATAACATTGCATATACTGTACGCAGTGTTATGCATTTAGGCAAACACAGATGAGTAGTTGCTCATCGTAGGCAAACATAGGCAAAGGAAAAACTATTATGGCAAGTTTAGCAGAAATTCGTGCTCGTCTCTCAGCCGCAGAGAGCAAACAAGGCACTTCAGGTCAAGGCGGCGACAACGCAATTTACCCACATTGGAACATGAACGAAGGTGACTCTTCACTGCTTCGCTTCCTTCCTGATGGGGATAACAACAACACGTTCTTTTGGGTAGAACGTGCAATGATCAAACTGCCATTCAATGGCATCAAAGGCGAGATGGACTCTCGCAACACAATGGTACAAGTACCTTGTGTCGAAATGTGGGGTGAATCATGCCCTATCCTTGCAGAAGTACGCACATGGTTCAAGGACGCAAGTCTTGAAGACATGGGTCGTAAGTATTGGAAAAAGCGTAGTTATATCATGCAAGGCTTTGTTCGTGAGAATGCTATCTCCGACGACAACACTCCAGCAAACCCAATCCGCAGATTTATCATTGGTCCGCAGATTTTCCAAATCATCAAGTCAGCATTGATGGATCAGGAGTTAGAAGAACTGCCAACAGACTATGAACGTGGTCTTGACTTCCGTGTAAGCAAAACAAGCAAAGGCGGATACGCAGACTACTCAACCAGTAAGTGGGCCCGTAAAGAAACTGCACTGACTACAGAAGAACTTCAAGCAGTAGCCGATCACGGCTTGTTCAACTTGAACGATTTCCTTCCTAAGCGTCCAAGTGAAGAAGAACTCAAGATCATGCAAGAAATGTTCGAAGCCAGTGTAGACGGGCAACCTTATGACCCAGAACGTTGGGGATCTTACTTCCGTCCAGCAGGCTTTAGTGCTCCTGCAACTGCTCCAATTAATGGCTCTGGATCAGCAAGCACTCCTGTAGCGGAAGCAACTCCAACGCCGACTCCTGCACCAATTCCCCCTGTGGCAGAGTCGGCCGCTGAGTCAGCCCCTGTTGCTGAGGCACCAGTGCAAACTGAAGCACCAGCAAGCAATCAAAAGGCTGAAGACATCCTTGCGATGATTCGTAGCAGACAACAGCAATCATAATATATACAAGGGCACAAGGCAATCTTGTGCCCGTTTCTTTTAACAAGGTGAAATATGGCAAAACCATTTGACGTAGCAAAGTTCCGCAAGGACATTACAAAAAGCATTGATGGACTCAGCATCGGGTTCAATGATCCTACAGATTGGATCAGCACAGGCAACTATGCACTGAACTATCTTATCTCAGGAGACTTCCACAAGGGTGTGCCACTGGGCAAGGTTACAGTTTTTGCAGGTGAGTCGGGTGCAGGTAAAAGTTACTTTGTATCAGGCAACATTGCTAAGAGTGCCCAAGAGCAAGGCATCTTTGTTGTGATGATTGACAGTGAAAATGCATTGGACGAGCAATGGCTTTTAGCACTAGGTGTGGATACCAGTGAGGATAAACTGCTAAAACTTAGCATGAGTATGATTGATGATGTTGCTAAGACTATCTCCACATTCATGAGCGACTATAAAGCATTACCAGATGGAGAGCGTCCTAAGGTATTGTTTATCATTGATAGTTTGGGCATGCTGTTAACACCAACTGACGTGGATCAGTTTAGCAAAGGTGATATGAAAGGTGACCTAGGTCGTAAACCTAAAGCACTTACAGCATTGGTGCGTAACTGTGTAAACATGTTTGGCAGTTACAACGTTGGTATGGTATGTACTAACCACACATACGCAAGCCAAGATATGTTTGATCCAGATGACAAGATCTCAGGCGGACAAGGCTTTATCTATGCATCAAGTATTGTTATTGCAATGAAGAAGATGAAGCTCAAAGAAGACGAAGCAGGCAATAAGATTAGTGATGTGCGTGGTATTCGTGCAGGCTGTAAAGTAATGAAAACACGATATGCAAAGCCGTTTGAAGGCGTGCAGGTTAAGATTCCTTATGAAACTGGTATGAATCCATATTCAGGACTTGTGGACATGGCTGAGAAAAAAGGCCTGTTGGTTAAAAGCGGCAATCGCTTGATGTTCGAATCCAAGTCAGGTGAGCAGATCTTACAGTTCCGTAAAGCATGGGAATCAAACGAAGACGGGTGCTTGGATAAACTAATGCTCAGTTTTAAAGAAATAGAAGATGAGGTAAGTACAGACACTACAGATGTTGACATTGTAGAAGAACAACAAACAGAGGAGTAAAAATGTCTATCGATCTTGCTGTACAAATGTGGAAAGAATCTCGCAGTTTTATTCACGACTCATTTGATAAAAAAGAAGCCGCGGAAGCAGTATCAACAGTGCTAATGGAACACTTTGATGCTGATGATATTGCTGAAGCATTTAAGTTTGATAAAAATATCATCAACAGCATCGCAGAGTACATCAACGATAATGAACTCGATGACCTAGATGACTATCTGGAAGACGAAGATTATTAATGTGGTATTCACGGGTTACAAATAGCCTCAGCAACATTCCTGACTTTATTGCACACTATGAAGCAGAACTGCAAGGTGCTAAGAGTGAGTGTAGGGTTGGCGGCGTTGTTGAACGTAACATTCGTGATCTTCCAGGCATAACCGAGCACCGTTTTAATCAACTACAAGAGATTGAAGCGGTGCTTAATTATCTCAACATTCAACTGCGCAAAATACGCAGGAAACATTTCCAAAAGTATCTTGAAAACTATGCTCGAGCACTTACCAGCAGGGACGCTGAAAAGTATGTAGACGGCGAAGATGAAGTTATTGACTTTGAAACCATCATCAACGAAGTAGCACTGCTACGCAACAAGTGGTTGGGCATCATGAAAGGGCTGGATACCAAGCAATGGCAGATGGGACACATTGTGCGTTTGAGAACTGCCGGCATGGAAGATATACAAGTATAATTACACTGTATGAAAGTAAAAGCATTTCTTAAAATTAACCGTATGGATGTACACGGTGTGTTTTGCACACGCTATTGGTGCGAAGTTTTCAAGGACTATGAAACCTACATCCTTTGCGACAAGTTTAAACAAGATGCAGAACCACCTCCTGCTGAACTTAAAAGCATCTTGTTTGACTATCCTCATGTAAAAGTTGTAAACAGTGATTACACCATTGGCGAGCATCTTGGAACACTGAAGCCACGTAAACGTGGCATGGCAATGGCAAACCTAACTGGCATTGGCTACAGCAAAGATGCTGATGCTTTCTGGATGATTGACGCAGACGACACAATGTTCTTAAGTCACGCCTTTGATGTTGTGCAAGCCAAATTACAGATTGCTGAACAACAATTCCAAGAGCGTGGGCTAGATGCTTACAGTTTAGATTTTTACCGTAACAAGACCAATGGATGGACCTTTGGTATTGCATTGTTGAGCAGTGCAATAAATCCTGCAATTATGCAAACAGTAAGCGGTGACGAAATGATGAGCTATGGCGGCCCTCGTAATATAGACACAGCATTTCATGTGTTATGGAAGCGTGGCAATCTCAAGTGTGCTAATTTTGTATTTGGCGGGATGGCATTTCAGCATACCTACAACAACTATCCTGAAATGCCACAGGGTGTTTATTATTGGAATAAAGGACACTTGTGGGAAGCACCACTACAACCTGATGTGGTAACCATATGAACATAATCGTCCAAGCAGGTGGCAGAGGAAGCAGGCTTCGACACCATACTTGGAATAAACCCAAGTGCCTTGTTAGCGTCCGGGGTAAACCCATACTGTACCACTTGTTTGATCGCTTTCCTGATGCCAAGTTCTATGTCATTGGCGATTACTTGTATGACCAACTTGACAAATACATTGCAAGCAATGATCCAGGCGTTAATGTAACACTCGTTCGTGCAGAAGGCACAGGTACCGCAAGTGGTATTGCACAGGCCGCAGAACAGTGCGATCCTGCTGAACCTGTGATGCTTATCTGGAGCGACA